CGATAATGTAGTGTTCGCCTTTCAGAACCATGCGTTTGTCAACGCATGGTATCGGGGAACGGTATTCGTGGACATAGCCCAGAAGATTCCTACCGGGACCACCGGGACGCTGCCCATTCTGTTCTCGACCAATGGAGCGACACAGGCCGTCACCAAATTCGACGGAGCGCCCCTGACGGTCGCCGACATTCCGGGGACGGGCGTTTACGAGTTCTGGTTCGACCGGACTACGAACACGCTGCAAATCATGACAGGCATTGTTTAACCAATCAGCAGGGAAGCCCGTAAACGCTTCGGGCTTCCCTATTTAAAAATTAAAAACCATGTTTCTGAATTTGAGAAAGGGCAGTTCCGTGTACGTCTTAGACACTCGGGAGACGCCGAAATTCTATGTCGCAACCGTCAAGGAGATAGGCATGCCCTATTATCCGCAGCCTACGCCGGGGCAACTCACGCCGTTTCAGCAGCAATATATCAATATCGTTCTGGATAATAACGAGTCGTGGGGTGTTAGGACCAATATGGACGTCGAGTCGAAAGACGGCCTTACTGTTTCCATGACACGTGAGGGGCTTATGCCGGCGATCACGGCGGCGCAGAAGGAGAGCACGGACATCATCAACTCGTTCGACCGGCACAAGGCAAACCTGGCCGCATACGATCAAATACTCAAAGAGCTCGACCCGTCCTACGCCAAGACCCGAGAGCAGGATGAGGAGATCAAGAGGCTGAACAAGGAGCTGGCCGATCTGAAAGGGCTGATAAAGTCCGTTCCGACGCTT